CAGACCCCCGATTAGAAATAATCGGGGGTTTTGTTATATTTGTTACTATTTATAATTGATATTGGTTAAAAACCAAATTACACAATAATTGGAGGATTTTATAAAATGGCTGGTAAACTTTCTTTAGCTAGAATGAGAGCATTACTCTCTGCTAATTCAATGACTTCTGTAGAGACTTCTGGTGATGCAACTGTAGGTTCTGGTTTAGTTCTTAGCGACGTTGGCACAGTAGCAGCTTCTGGCTCTAATATTGCCACGGCACAAGCTTTCACAACACATGTTACAATAGTAACTGCTGCTGATGGCACAAAGGGTGTCAAACTCCCAACAGGTGCAACAACTGGCGAGGTTTATGTTGTAGGTAATCACGCTGCCGCAATATTAAAACTTTATGCTACTAGTGAAACATTGAACGGTGTTGACGGTGCTACTGGTTTATCAGTCAGCGGTTCTGCTTCAGCTTTGTGTGTTAAGAGTGGTGCATCAACTTGGACAGTAGTTCTTCCATAATAGAACATTTAGGTTAGTTTAAAAAGAAGCCCTCCTTATTTGGAGGGTTTTCTTTTATTTATAACTATTTACCATTGAAGGAGTATCTTCTTAATGGCAGTTCCAAATTTGCTTCCACAAAGCACTTTAAGTGCAGTAGTTTTACCAGTTACTGGAAGCCCATCAGAAGTCACACAATATTTACCATTTGCAGTATACTCTGGCTCAACATCGTTTCTATCTGGTGCAGCCGACCAAGTTGCTTATGTTTATAAGAAATTAGGTGGTGATGTATTAGATATTGAATTAACAGTTGTAATGTTTATGCTGCTTATGAAGAAGCGGTATTAGAATACTCATACCTTATCAATCTTCATCAAGCACAAAACTCACTACCAACATTACTTGGAAAAACAACTGGTACATTTGACCATACTGGTGAATTAACAACCGATATTGGCGGCAAAGCAGAGTTAGCATATCCAAAGTATAATCTAGATTATCTACGCCACTTTGGAGATGCATTTGCCCAAGAGGCTGGTATAGGTATGAACTCCTCTATCTATTCAGCATCAATACCAATAGTTGAAGAAATACAAGATTATGATATTCAAGCTATAATACAATCCGCATCCTTAAACAACTATGACCCAGCAACTGGTGGTCCTGTATTGTTCTCTGGTTCACTAGCTGGTAAGAAAATAACCGTAAGAAGATTTTATTACAGAACACCAGCTTCTATGTGGAGATTTTTTGGATATTACGGTGGTCTTAACGTAATTGGCAATTTATCAACTTATGGTCAATATGCAGACGATAGTACATTTGAAGTAATTCCTGCATGGCACAACAAATTACAAGCTATGGCTTATGAGACTTCTATTTACACTAGAAATTCTCACTATTCATATGAGATTATAAATAATAAGCTTAGAATCTTTCCAGTTCCAAATTCGTTTACTCCTCAATACTTCTGGATTGATTTCAGCGTAGAAGAAGATGGATGGAAGCAAAGCAATAATGATGCTGGAACAAATCAATCTGCTGGTATCAATAATATGAACACACTTCCATTTGCAAACTTACCATATGAAAATATCAACTCTATTGGTAAGCAATGGATTAGAAGATTCTGTCTGGCTCTCTGCAAAGAGATATTGGGACAAATACGTTCAAAATTCTCAACAATTCCTATTCCCGGTGAATCTGTTACTCTTAATGGAACAGCCCTAATCTCCGAGGGTAAGGAACAACAAGAGAAGTTAAGAGAAGAATTAAAGACAATGCTTGAAAAGATAACATATAGCAAACTTGCAGAGCAAACAGCCAATGATGCAGAAAATCTTCAAAAGACTGTCTCTAAAGTACCACAGAACATATTTGTAGGATAACATGGAAGCAGATTTAAAAGAACTACATTTTAACCCATCCACAATTGAAACAGTAGATACCGCTTTTTATGAATGGGTCAATGAAACGATGAATGTATGGGCACAAACATCAGAAGGGTGGAAGAAGGTTCCTGTTATTTGGTTATCAGCAGAACGAGCCTTCCAGATGAAATCAGATAAAGATATTCGCGATTCTTCTGGTATGGTTAAACTCCCAATCATAACTATTGAGAGAACGTCAATCAACAAAGACCCCACTAAAACGGGTGCATTTCCAGCTAACATACGACCAGTAAACGATGAACAAGGTGGCTATTTAACTGTTGCTCGTAGAATAAATCAAGAGAAATCTAATAACTTTACTAGAGCAACAGTAGCAAATAGAAGATTTGGACTGCGTGACCCAAGAGCAATACAGAAAACCGTATATCAAACAATAACTGTACCAATACCTGTGCATCTGAACATCACATATGCATTAAATGTCAAGTGTGAATTTATGCAACAATTAAACCAAGTTGTTACTCCTTTCTTTGCAAAGAACGGAAACACTAAACATTTTGTTTTTGTTTCTAAAGATAAGCATAAGTTTGAAGCTTTTATAAAAGGTGATTTTGGAACTACAAGCAATTCAAACAATCTTGCAGAAGAAAGAAAACTATATACCTCAAAAATAGAAATAGAAGTATTGGGTCGAATTTTTGGCTCTGACTTAAATCAAGAGAAACCAAAGATAGTTGTTAGAGAAAATGCAGTAGAAGTTAAAATTGGAAGAGAAAAAACAATACTTAGAGAAGATTAGTCTTTTCAGATAATGTAATACTATTTATTTATGATTTTCAAATTATTATCGTATTAGGAGAGCTTTAGCATGGCAGCAACAAGATTTAAGTTCGTTTCTCCCCGCATTTTTGTAAACGAAATTGACCAATCACAATTACCTGCAACACCAATCGGTGTTGGCCCAACTGTTATCGGTCGTTTCCAAAAAGGCCCAGCAATGCGTCCAGTACGTATTAGCTCACTTGCTGAATTAACTGATGTATTTGGTCAACCAGTAGCTGGTCGTAAAGGTGGAGATTTATGGCGTGATGGTAATACATTAGGCCCAACATATGCTGCTTATGCTGCACAAGCATGGTTAGCTAACAATAATTCTATCAACATTGTAAGATTGCTTGGTACTCAACATTCTACTGTTCCAAACGGTGACGCTGGTTCTGCTGGTTGGAAGACCGATAACACAGATGCTGCCACAAGTGGTGGTGCTTATGGTTTGTTCTTGGCTCCATCTGGTGCTGCTGCTACTACAGTTAATGGTACACTTGCTGCTATATGGTACTTAAATGAAGGTTCGATGGCACTTTCTGGTACAAGAGCAGGTTCAACTGATACGGTATCTGGTTCAAACGTTCTTCTAAAATCACAAGGAGAATACTCAGAGTTTAAAGCCATTGTTTATAATGCTGCTGGTACTGCAACCCCAGTAACATTTAACATGAATAAAGATTCGTCAAAATATATTAGAAAGGTATTCAATACGAATCCAGTATTAACAAACACCACCGTAACAAGAACGGCAAATGCCAAATCATATTGGCTTGGCGAGTCTTTCATTCGTTCATATGATGAAATTGTTGGCGCAGTATCATCCTCTGCTGGTGAAGTATATGGGTTCATTGCTCCATTGGCCTCTGGCTCAAATTATGGTTCTGTTCACAAAAGACCAATGGCAGCAGCAAAAACAGGATACGTAATTTCACAAGACCTAACAGTAGATACTGCTTCCTATAGCCCAGCATCTCAAACAAAACTTTTCCGTATCTCAGCACTTGATTCTGGTGAATGGGAAAGCAAAAATCTTAAAATTGCAATCGAAGATATCAGAGGACCAAGAAACGAATATGAAAATTACGGTAGTTTCTCGGTTGTTGTTCGTGGCGCACAGGACTCAGATGCAGCACCACAAATTCTTGAAAGCTTTGCTGGATTAAACCTTGACCCAACATCTACCAATTATATTGGTAAAAGAATTGGTGACAAATATTTAGCTTGGGATGATGTTGAAAATCGTTATTCTGAATATGGTACTTATGCTAACCAATCACAATACATTTATGTAGAGATAGAGCAAGAAGTAGAACAAGGCTATACAGACCCATTGCTTCTTCCATTCGGATTTGAAGGTCCACCAAGATTTAAAGCATTTACTGCTAATAGTGGTTCAACCGTAGCTAGTTTAGGTAATACCTTTGTAAATCGTTCCGCTCTCAGAGCAACAAGTGTAACACCATTCTTGGATGTGGGAACTTTGAATTTCACAGGTTCTTTCAAGTTCCCAACAGTAGCCCTAAGAGTGTCAGCTTCCGATGCTGGTCTTTCAAGACCAACAAGAGCTTACTTTGGTTTGGATGTTGCTAAATATGGTGCAAGAGCTTTGGTAGATAGAAGCTATCAAGATGTTCTTCGTCCACCACCATCAATGTATTCAAATTATGTTGCATCTGATGCCAATAGAGAAATTTCATTCTACTTTTCATTAGATGATTTGGTAGATACATCAACAGGTGCTTACTGGTTATCTGGTTCTCGCGCTTCTGGTGCGTCAATTACCGCAGTAAGTGCTAGCGTTACAGGCTCAACTGGTGGTTACGCCTCAGTATTGGCTGCTGGTTACGATAAGTTCTTAATGCCACTTTACGGTGGTAATGACGGTCTTGATATCACAGAAGCTGAACCATTTGGCAATCATCTTATCACAAGTGCCGATACTGAGTTGAACAAGCATCAATTCTATACTCTCCGCAGAGCTATTGATACTGTTGCAGACCCAGAAAGAGTTGTAACAGATATCATAACAGTACCCGGTGTAACAAATGAGAGCATAACAGATTATGTTTTGTCAACTTGTGAAAATCGTGGTGATGCATTAGGTATTATTGATTTGCCAAATGTCTACACTCCAGAGACTGAATCAACAGCTTCTGCTGCGGCCCGTAGTGATACTACTGTCTCTCAAACAGTATTGGCATTGAGAAACAGAGCAATCAATAATAGCTATGGTGCAACCTATTATCCTTGGGTACAAATCAGAGATTCATACAGCGCACAAAACGTATGGGTTCCACCTTCAGTAATTGCTCTTGGTGCCCTCTCATACGGTCAAGCCTCAAGCGAACTTTGGTTTGCTCCAGCAGGTTTCACCAGAGGTGGCTTATCTAGCGGCAATGCAGGTCTACCAGTATTGGCTGTATCAAGAAGACTTTCAGCAGCAGAGCGTGATTCTCTCTATGAAGCAAATGTTAATCCAATTGCTCAATTCCCAGCAGAAGGTATCGTAATCTTTGGTCAAAAGACAATGCAAGTTACTCCATCTGCTCTTGATAGAATCAACGTTCGCAGACTAATGATTTACCTCAAGAGAGAAATCTCAATTATTGCTGCAACAATTCTGTTCGACCAAAATGTTCAAACAACTTGGGATAGATTTAAGACTCCTACTGATGCCTTGTTGTCTAGGGTTAAAGGAAGATTGGGCATAACTGAGTATAAGATTGTTCTAGACAACACTACCACAACACCAGATTTGATTGACCGTAATGCTCTCTATGCCAAGATTTTCTTGAAACCAGCAAGAGCAATAGAATACATTGTAATTGACTTTAATATTACAAGAACTGGTGCATCTTTTGCAGACTAATAACTATTTAGGAATATAAGGGAGAAATAAGCTATGGCATTTTGGGACGACGCACAAATAGAGCCAAAAAGAAAATTTAAGTTTCTAATGTCAATTGATGGTCGAGGCACCTCTGGTACTACTATCGGTGAAGCGGACGGTGTTCAATTAAAAATACCAGAATATGTTGTTAAAAAAGCAGGTAAACCATCATTCAGTATTTCAGAAGCTAAACACTCATTCTTGGGTCATAACTTCTTTTTCCCCGGTAAGATTGAGTGGAAAGAAGTAGATGTAACTGTAGTTGATGCTGGTGGTTTTAATGAACAAGATATAACTGATTTAGCTGGCACTAACAAAAATGGTAATCTACAGACAGATACAACTAAAACTATTATGCAACTGTTAAACGAAATGGGCTATCAACACCCAAATCAAACAGGCACAGCAGTTACTAATGGTACTGCTGGTGGTGTTAAGACATTTTCAAAATGGGGTGGCACTACATCACTTGGTACAGTAAAGTTTAAAGCTTTAGACTCAAATGGTGAAATAGTAGAAAGTTGGGAGCTTAAAAATGCTTGGATTAAAGACGTAAACTTTGGCGACGGTGATTATTCTTCAGACGATGTAGTTGACATTACAATCAAGTTGCGTTACGATTGGGCAGAATATACACCAGCAACTCCACCAGCCGTGACTGGTACCCGTGCTTCTTATCCAAAGAATTAATATTTTATAAGAGTGTGATATGGCATTAGTTCTGCCACCAGAGTTTTGGGATAATGCTGTTAGTGACCCAAAACGAAAGTTTAAATTCTTTGTACAATTTGGGGATAAATCTCTTATAAACGAGGTTTATCCCAAATTTTCCTATATGTGGATGATAAAGAGTGTATCGAAGCCAAAGCCCTCTTTAGATACCAAGGAAGCAAGTGACCCCGAAACACGCACTTGGTTTGGTTATATTCCAGACCCAAATAAAAGAAACCTTGGTACAGTATCGTGGGCACCAATACAAATAAAGTTTATCAACCCAGTTACAAGACAAGAAAGAACAAACTATTCTTTTAAATCTTTTTCATATGACCCACCAGATATAGAACACCCACCAGCAGTCTCTGTTGTTGCAGATTTAGACCATTTCTTTAGCAGAATCATAGAAGAATCTGATTCTGCTTTTGCTGGTGGTACTGCTGGTAAAGAACTTAAATGGAGCAATATCTCTTTAACAACAAGACAAGATGTTGTAGCAGCTTATCGCGATTCAATTAAAAATGATAATGATGCATTGCAAGCATTTACAAGAAAAAGTCTTAGCGAACAAATCACAGAGGCTGAACCTGCTGGTTTTAAAATGACCAAGGATAATACACAAGATTTGTATTCTTTTAGTGATACTGGAATGACTTTAGAAAACAATATTGACTGCAAATCAAGTATAGACCAATTCATGAGAGCATCCTGTGTGTTTATAAAATACTTTGGTGAGATTAGAATCTATGATATGATTAATAATTCACCCGGTGCAAAAAGTTCGCAAACACAAGAAGAGATTGCTTCGGCACCAACAACCTTAACAAATGGTTATTGGACTTTGAGAAATCCTTGGATTAAAAGTATAGATTTTGGTAATAATGAATATTCTAGCGATGATTTACAGGAATATACTTTGGAATTAGCTTATGAATCTGCTAGATATGTTTCTGGCGATGTTTAAAATTTAAGAGGTAGTAATGAGAAAAAATGAAGATAGAATGGGTGCAGAATTTAATCAAGACCCACCATTTCAGCAAGTAGCAAATTCACCAACTGCAACTGAGCAACAATCAACACCACAATTATCGTTTGTTGTACCAACTCAAATGGTTGATTTACCATCAAAAGGTTTAGTTTACCCAGAGGGACACCCTTTGCGTGGTCTAGAATCTGTTGAAATTAGACACATGACAGCAAAAGAAGAAGATACATTAACATCTAGAAGTTTGCTTAAAAAGGGAACTGCTATTGACAAGATGTTAAATGATATTATCATGGATAAGAATATTAAAGTTGAAAACATGATAATTGGAGATAAAAACGCTCTTGTCGTAGCGGCAAGAATTACGGGCTACGGTCCAGAATATACAACAAAAGTTGCTTGCCCATCTTGTAATAAAAATCAAGAATATGAATTTGATTTGCTTCAACAAAATGTAAACGGTCCATTGTCAGAAGAAGAAGTAAAAGAAGTTGGTTTAAGACTAACGGCTAATAATACCTATATTATGACACTATGGGGCGGCAAGGCTGAAGTTGAACTTAAACTATTAACTGGTCGTGACGAAGCAGTATTATTTGAAAAGATGCAAAAAAATCAAAAAGCAACAGGAAACGCAGATACTACACTAACGGACCAACTAAGATTGATGATTCGTTCAGTCAATGGTTCATCAGACGTTGGTGTTATTAATCAGTTTGTTAATTCCTTACCTGTTGCTGATTCCAGAAGACTTAGAATGATTTACAAGAAGATTACTCCGTCTGTTGAATTAATTAACACGTTTACTTGTGTTGCATGTGATTATGAAACGGATATGGAGGTTCCGTTCTCCCAAGACTTTTTTTGGCCTAAGTCCTAGTTATATGGAGAATGTTTATGAACAATTCTTTGTTCTTAAACATCACGGTGGTTGGAGTTTTATAGAAGCTTATAATCTTCCTCTTGGTCTTAGAAGTTGGTTTGTAAAAAGATTGATGAAGCAATTTGAGGAAGAAAAGAAAGAATACGATAAAGCGACGAGGAAGTAGAACGCTAGTTTAAAAGAACTAGCGTTCTTTTTGTTTTAAGAACTATTTAATTTGAGGTTTTATTTATGGAAGATAAAGATATCACTCCCATCCATATTGATTTGGATAGTAAAGATAAATTAAATGAATCTTGGTTATTTGCATTTGGTACTATGATTAAGTTAGTTCTTAAGCAAATGTTTGGTCAAGATGTATTTGTCCCAATATCTGTTTCTGGTACTACTTCGCAAATTGAGTCTTTTGCAAAAACTCTTGCAAGCGAAAAAAGATATTTTGAATCATATGTTAAACATGGATTAAATGACCCAAGAACACATGAAAATAAGTATAAATTAAATATTGCAGTTGACAAATTTGAACGCGATACTGGCATTAAGTGGCCTTACAAATAAAGGAAACTACATTCTAAATGGCTGAACCTACGTCTTATTCTAATGAACAAATTGCGAAGGCTAAAGAAGCTATTCTCAATGGTGAAGAACTTAATGAGCAATTACTTAAAATTATTAATAGTGAAAAACAATTAAGAGATTTATTAAATCAAACTCGTAAGTCTGAAGAGCAGATAGCCTCTGAACGTGCAAAATATCATGAAAAAAGATTAGCAGAGCTTAATTTAGAAACAAAAGCTATGGCTACGTTAAGCAATGAAGCTTTAAGAGCAGCAGACGGGTTTCAAGACCTATACACCAAACAACAAAGAGAGTCTCAAATTGCTGTTGAAAAAGCCTCAATTGCAGTAGAACAACAAAAAGAAAAAATAAAACAATTAGAAAAAGAAGGTGCAACTCATTCTGATATTAAAAAACAATTAGAAGAATTAGCAAAATTACAAAAAGATTTATTAAAAACTAAGCAAGAAAATAAAAAACTTGAAGACGAAATAGCCGCTGGCGTTGATGGATTTACAACAGCAATAAATCTTTTAGGAATAAAAACTCATGAACAACAACTTACATTAACCGAATCATTTGGTGCTGGTGCCATAAATTATGAAGTTATGGCTAAAAAATTTGAAGAGTTTACTGGTTCTAGTATGGCCTTTAGAAACATTATGGCTTCTTTTGGTGCAAAATTTATTGAATCAACTATTGCAATGGCAAAAGCTCTTGATGGATTGAGAGCTGAAATGTTTAAAGCTACAGGAGGCTCTAACGAACTCACATATTCATTTATGAGATTAGCAGAAACTTCTGGCGATACAGGTACTTCTTTCAAAGAGATGAATGAATCAATAAGTGGTTTATTACAAACAAGTAGTAATTTTACAGAAATGACCAATTCTCAAAGAGAATCGGTAGCCAGAAATAACGCACAGTTAATTGCAATGGGCGTATCAGCGCAAACTGCTGGTAAGAATTTCTCCATATTCTCTCAATCTCTTGGTATGACAGCGGAACAATCAAATGCCTCTTCTAGAGAATTAGCCAGTTTAGCTAAGAATTTAAATATGTCTTTGTCTGAAGTTAGCGACGGATTTGGTCAAGCCGCCACAACAGTTGTCGCTTATGGTCAAGGGGCGGTAAGAGAGTTTAGTAGACTAGCAGCAGAATCGAAAGCATTAGGTCTTTCAGTTCAAGAACTCATTAATATTGTTAAAGGTGCGGATACTTTTCAAGGAGCCGCCGAACAAGCAGGTAAATTAAATGCAATGCTTGGTGGTGGTTTGTTAAACTCTTCTCAATTGTTAGTAGCATCAGAAAGTGAAAGAATTCAATTAATTCGTGATGCTGTTATGCAAACTGGTAGAAGTTTTTCTACAATGAGCAAATATGAACAAATTGCTATTGCAAACGCTGCTGGTATTCAAGACTTAACTGTAGCACAAAAGTTATTTAATAATGAAATAAATGGTGGCGAACTAGACAGATATCTTGGAAAAACAAATGTTCTTGGTATGTCACAAGAAGAAATGGAAAAACAAGCCATAGCTGCCAAAGATACTCAAGAAAAATTGAATGTTATAATGGAACAGTTTGCTGCGATAATGTCGCCAGTAGTAACTATTTTTGGAAAATTATTAGGACTTTTAGTTGAATATGGCACAATAATAAAGATTATATCAGTTTTAACTTTTGCTTATATGACATTAGTAAACCTTGAAAATATTATAAAAGCGAGAAAATTTATTATAAATGCAATTGAAATGTCTTGGATAAACGCTCAAATTGGTGCAGAAATTATTCAAACTGCTGTTACTGAAGCTAAGATTTTTACTAAATTAAAGGATATTGCAACAACGATACGTGGAATTGCAGCTAAAGGATTGGATAAAGCTGCTGAATGGGCTGGTATTGCAATTGATTGGTTGAAGGTAGGTTCTGTCACGGCTAAAAACGCTGTAATGAATTCCTCATTACTTATCATGGCAAGAAACTTAATTGCTATGGGATTGCAAAGAGCAGCTACAATTATAAACATAGGTATAACATATGCTATGGCTGCTGCACAATGGTTTTTGGGTGCCGCATCACAATTTGCTGGTGGTAAATTAATGCTATTAGTAAACGTATTCTTATTATTATATAATATTTTCCACATGACAGGTTCTCCAATGTTGTACCTTATATTTGGATTCGTTGCAATAGGTGTGTTTCTTCTAGGTCAAGCAGCCGAAAAGAGTCAAAAAGGTTTGTATGCGTTTGGTGCTGCTATGTTGATGGTTGGTACTGGTGCGTTCTTGGCTTTTCACGGTTTAGAAGGTTTTGCAACTGCATTAGCTGCACTTGACCCAACACAACTAGCTGCTCTTGTTGCCACTATTATTTTCCTTTCCCTTGCTATGATTGCAATGTTTGCAATTGTAATTTTTGCTGGCTCTTCTGCTGTTGGTCCAATGTTAGCATTAGGTGTAGCTTTTCTGCTAATAGGTGCTGGTGCTTATTTGGCTGGTCTTGGTTTATCGCTGGTTGTTAATGCTTTTGCTAATTTAGCAACCAATATGGTTGCATTGTTGCTTTTACCATTATTCCTTCAATTAATGGCACTTGGATTTATAGCTTTAACAATTTCAATATATATGTTTGGTACTGCATTACCAGTATTAATCACAGCAATACCTTTATTATTTATTTTAGCAATAGCATTAGGTTCTGTAGGTGTTTCATTAGGAATTATTGCTACTGCAATGTTAACCGCTGCTATGGCAAGTGTTATATTTGGAGTTGGATTATTATTAATAAGTAAAGGATTATCGTCATTTACAGTAGAAGCCGCAGTTGGAATAGCAGCCGTAGCAGTATCATTAGTGTTCTTAAAGTATGCATTGACTGCTATAGGAGCATCAATGATATTATTTGGTGGACCAATATTAGCTGCCATAGCAATGATAGGATTGTTGGCAATAGCAATCAGTTCAATAACACCAGAAAAATCTATTGCTCTTAAAACTACTGTAGACTCAATTCAAGATTTATCCAATACTGGTAAGACGATTACACCAGAGACAATAACTAATTTAGATAAAGTTGTTGACCAAATTCATAAGCTTAATATTGAAGCCACAATATCAAAAGCTGTAAACATTACTGCACCATTTAAAGAATTGATTGATGCAATCAATGGTCAAACTGCTGCCGCTGCTGGAGGCAAAGAGACAACTGTTGTTATGAAACTTAATGATAGAGAGTTTGGTAGAGCAGTTGTTGGTGTTATGAACGAGTACGGTACAAAGAATACTTCAATAAGAAAACCAACACCAGCGTAATTTCATTTAGTCACCTATTTAATATGAGAGAATCAATATGATAAAATATGGTGATTTTGAACTAAAAAATGTAGCAACTGGTCAAACAGCTAATATACCTGCTGATGCTATTTATAAATTTAGTATTGATGATAAAATTACACCAAATTATAACGAATCTACTGGTTATGGTAAGTTTGACCCAATCGTTGTGTATAAAAATACTACAAGAACAGTAGCAGTAAATTTATCATTAAAAGGCGGAATTGACTACACATATCTGATTAAAGATTTTGCAGTTATAACCTTGCCAAAATACTTCACACCAGAAAGCTATTCTAGCACATCTAATACTGGCTCTATATCTGCATCGTCAGTAATCTCAGCGGCACCTCTTTATAATCTAAAATTAGCTGGTTATTTTGAGGAATTTGGTGTTATAAAAGACTTAAACGTAAAACCAAGTTTTGATTCAAAAGATATTATGTTTATACAAGATGATTTTAAAAAATCTGGTACTACCGCAGACCTCAATAGGCGATATGGATTTACTAAATTAGATATATCATTTAGTTTTATTGTTTTACACAAGCAAACTCCAAACGCGGATGATTGGTCTTCTTTGAAGAATTGGCCCTTTTCAGAAGGATAACAAATGAATAGAATTAAAAACAATCTTAGAAATACATTATCTAATGAAATGTACTCCAACTATCTACAAGAGCGTGGTGTACAACAGATTAATTTTATACCATTTAGTGCATTTAAAAAATTAACACCGCAACAAAAATCTTCAATAACAGAATATAAGCATATATGGAAATCAAATGATAGATATTATAAGCTTTCTGTGCAACACTATGGTAATCCCTCATATTGGTGGATAATAGCCTATTATAACAATAAACCAACAGAAGCGTCGGTATCGCTTGGAGATACCATAATAATACCAAAACCGTTAAATATATTAATAACTTTATTGAGTGAGTAAAAATGTCAGGTTCAGCAGATACGCAAACACAATCAGAACAACAACCAGAAGAATTTCCAATTGAAAATGTTTTAGCAGATTATATGGATTTATTTACTGCCAAAATAAGTGGTTCTTTTACCAATGTAGTGTGGGTTAATCCAAATGGTAATGGTGGGGAAGAATTTAATAAATCTAACTTTTTTAATAGAGTTGATTTAAATAAAAAATATGATATAAATCAAGATTTACACAAACTCTCTCAATTACAATTAGCTGCAATAACTCCTACTGTATTACTTTATCGTCGTGATTATTCTGGTGAATCTTTAGACGATTATAAAGATAGATTATTTTTGTTTAATAATGTTTATCCAAAAGGTGGTGATGCTGCATTCTTGCGACAACAAGCTGAGTTTTCTGCTGGTTCTGGTGCAGACCCAACCTTGATGGGCGCAGCAATGACAAATATACAATATACTTTTGCTGGCAGAAATCCTGTTGAAAGCGAAAGAGCAATAGATGTTACAATCACTATGAAATTTGCCTCATTTGAAGCATTAGTTGGGCGTAATACTGCAATATTGGATTTAAACAAAGATTTGGTAGGTAAACAAAAAGGACAGGCTGGTAAATATCCATCAGATATTACAGATTATACCGATACGGGTGGGGCTAATAGTAATAGCGGTGTAACATATAATTTTCTATCATTAATAACACATCCACCAAGCGACACACAATTAAAAGAATTTGATGCCTCAATGACCGAAGGAGTAAGAGTATATTATCCAAATAAATTTAGGGTATACTTAAGGCTCGGTTGGAGAGCAATTGTCAACTCAGAAGTTTTCCCAGACTCTTTTAAGCAATTTACTGAAAGTATAAACAAGGGTGAGCATGATAAAGGACTATTATTAAATTTAATAAACCATGAATTATCATTTAATGAAGAAGGAGAAGTTGAATTAAAAGTTAACTATATTGGTTCTTTAGATACTAGCTTGACTTCTGGTGATTCTGACTTCATGAAGGCACTATTAGAAATTAAAATGAAGGAAGTCGAAGCTGAATCCAAAGCTGTTACTGAATCGAATTCTGCTATTAAATCTGTTGAATTACTAAACAAATGGATTAATCAAGGTTGTGCGGGCAAGGATGGTGTTAAAAGTGACGACCCAATTGATACGCAAAGAAAAGCCTTAAATGAAAAAATAGAAGATAAAAAAGAAAAATATGCAGAGAAAAAGCAAGAAGCAATTAATGATGTATTTGCCGGATTTTTAAAGCTCCTAACCGACCAAGGTGCTTTAAAAGATTTTAATAATATTTTTGCCTTAGCAATGAGTGGCGACTCAGCAAAAGCTTTCGCTACGTCAATGTTTAGTCCCGGTCGTGATAGGCTATTATTTGATAATATTATAAAAGCATCTCAAAATGTTTATAGTGCAACACAGGCCCAAACAGATGCACAAAGCTCTTCTAAAACTGCTCAATCAGCCACTAAAGCACAAGAAGCTGGTACTGCTGGAAGCACA